ATTTGGAAAAACTTGTTTGTTACTGGTGTCCCAACTTAAAAGAAATACCGAAAGAACTTGTTAATTTGGAAAAACTTGTTTGTTACTGGTGTCCCAACTTAAAAGAAATACCGAAAGAACTTGTTAACTTAACAAAAATTGACTGTAGACATTGTTTTTCTATCACACAAATACCTACATTTGCTAAATTAGAATCGTTATATTGTTCAGAATGCCCTAACTTAATGTTTGCTCCAGAACATTTATGTTTTTATTATAACACTACTGAACCTGATATAGAAATCTTAAAAATCATTGACACAAATTATCAACAATACCGTAAAGAAGGTTGTAAGAAACTCGTTCATTCCATACTAGAAGAACTCATACAAAGAACTTGGGAACCTAAAAGAGCTATGGATTGGTGTTGGGATGAAGAAGAAAAGAAGTTTATGAGTAGTATCTTAAATTGAGTAATAATTTGTATTATAAATTAGTTTAAATTTCTTAATTGTAAATTTAAAAATGAATATTTAAAAATACGAAGATGTTTAATAAAAATGAATCACAACAACGTGGAAACAGCTTTGAGACAAACACTAAACCCTCCTCCGTTTACGACGATGGGGTTATTTACATATTTGAGAACGTATGCGCGTAGACATGAAGAGTCAAATATTAATAGCACGATTGAATCTTGGGACGAGTGTGTTGGTCGGGTTGTTAAAGCATGTAACTCTCAATTGAATGTAGGATTTAGTGATGTTGAGTCTCAGGAATTGTTTTCGTTACTTTACAATCTAAAATGCAGTGTAGCTGGAAGATTTATGTGGCAATTAGGAACTAAAACTGTAGAGAAAACGGGTATTCTCAGTCTACAAAACTGTGCATTTACAAAAATTAATGAGCCAATTCTGCCATTTACGTGGGCGATGAATCTTCTGATGTTAGGAGCAGGGGTTGGATATAGTTTGTCAAATCAAGATTTAGAGAACCTTCCAGTTGTCAAATATGCGACAATTACACGAAAGGATACTCACGACGCAGATTTCATTGTTCCTGATAGTCGTGAAGGGTGGATTAAGTTGTTAGGGCGTGTATTGAAAGCACATTTTTATTCGGGTAAAAACTTTTCATATTCATGTATTTTGTTGAGAAGTAAAGGAGCTCCGATTAAAGGATTTGGAGGTCTTGCGTCAGGACCAGAAGTTTTGTGTCAAGGAATGGAAAAAATTAGTAATCTTCTCAATAAGAAAGTTGGACAAAAAATAACTTCTGTTGATGCTCTCGATATCATGAACATTATTGGGATGATTGTTGTATCTGGAAATGTTAGACGCAGTGCTCAGATTGCTCTTGGTGATTGTAATGATAGAGATTACATCTTTGCTAAACGATGGGATTTGGGTAACATTCCCAATTGGAGAGCATTTTCAAACAATTCTGTCGTGTGTAATGATATCAACGACATTCTCAACAACAATGACTTTTGGGAAGGATATAATGGAAATGGAGAGCCGTATGGTATCATTAATCTTAATCTCTCAAGAAAATGCGGACGTCTTGGTGATTTTGAACATAATGATCCGGATGTTGGAGGATATAATCCGTGTGCTGAACAATCTTTATGTGACAAGGAAACTTGCTGTTTAGCAGAACTTTATTTGCCAAACATCAATACAAAGGAGGAGCTTTTTACTTGTGCTAAATATCTCTATCGAATCTGTAAACATTCATTGGCATTGCCTTGTCCTGAAAGTCAAGAAACTGAACAGATCGTTCATAAAAATATGAGAATGGGTATTGGTATAACTGGATATCTTCAGGCGACTGAAGAACAAAAAAGTTGGTTGAGCGACTGTTATCTATTTCTGCGAGCGTTTGACAAGGAATACAGTGCACTAAAAGGATTTCCAACTTCTATTAAACTTACTACGGTAAAGCCGAGTGGGTCTCTTTCATTGTTGGGTAATTGCACGTCAGGAGTTCATCCAGGGTTTTCGCAGTATTATATTCGCAGAATTCGAATTTCTTCAGATTCGCCGTTAATCAGTCTTGCCAAATCGCATGGATATCCGGTAGAATATGTAAAGAATTTTGACAATAGTGTTGACCATTCTACACAAATTGTTAGTTTCCCGTGTTCATTACCTGAAGGCACTGTTCTCGCAAAAAATTGTACTGCTATTCAACAACTTGAGTTTGTCAAACGACTTCAAACTGAATGGAGTGATAACAGTGTGAGTGTTACAGTATATTACAAAAAGCATGAACTTCCTGAAATTAAGGAGTGGTTGCGAGTCAATTACAATGAAAATGTAAAGACTGTTTCATTTCTGTTACATAGCGACCACGGTTTTCAACAGGCTCCGTTGGAAGAAATTACAAAGGAAGAATATGAGCGTATTAGTGCGCATTGTCGTCCGATTCTTTCTACAAAGGGGGTATGTTATTATGACGACGACGATAACTTTACTGAAGAATGTCCGGGAGGTGCTTGTCCGAGAAAGTAGATAAAATTCGTAATTTTGAAATTATGAATTTCGTAATATGTAATAAATGGGAACGACACAATCATGTCAGGATTTAAAAGAGTTTGATAATGCATGTGAAATGCATAAGTGCGTAACAAATGTTATTGGGTTGGAGTCAACTACAGCGTCACCTTCGGATACATGGTTATTAGAATTTCACCCAGATACAAAGTATGATGATAAGCCGTGTCATTACGGATTTCTTAAATGGTGGATAGAACCAACTACTGTAAAAACTTCGTATGAAGTTTATGGTCAGCTAACAGCATTAAATTATGAAAAAAGAGTATATAGTGAAATTATAAAACCAATTATAACTAAGGGTATATGTCCAAACTTTATAAAATATCTCGGAAGCGGGACTCAATGCAGTTTGGTTAATATGAAGAATATATTACTTGATAAAACAAAAACGCCGACTGGTGAACTATTGTCCGGAGACCAATTAACATATAATTTATTACGTAATATACTTTACATTATAAATGGTCTACCAGATAGACCTTCAATAAATTCAATTGATAAAGCACCTACTCAAGTTAATATAAAAATGACAAGTCAAATAGCTCAAACTGCAAGGTGTAATCTACTTGTAAATGATGCTGTACAAATAGGAACAAAAAGTTTTCGTAATTGGTTTCAAACACGAAAACGTTTAAATAACGAAACACTTCGTGTTATATTTCAAATTATGTGTGCTTGTTATGCTATGAATTTATCTCATATGGTTCATAATGATTTACACAGTGGTAATATTATGGTTGAAACATTTGTTCCTTCAAATGTCACTTATATCATAGATGATAAACCTTATACTTTTATGAACATAATTCACAAGGCGTCGGTGTTTGATTTTGACAGGTCTTACGTTGAACGTTTAGGATATAATGATTATATTGATAAATATTGTCATAGTCATAATCAATGTAATTATTACGAATCATCAAATAAAGACGCTTTAAAAATATTTGGATATATCTTTCATCATGTATCAAAAGCAGAACAACAAATTATATGTGATATATTATGTACATATAAGAATGATTATGATATACTTATAGATATATATAATAACGGCTGGCACTTAATGTATAAAAACCAACCTTTACAAACTTTTGAATATAAAAGATTTAACTCAATGGAAGGCATTATCCGAAAACTCTCGTCCTATCTATCCCAAGACGAAACTGGTGTCCTTCTTTCTCATCCTTCGTCTATCCTTAAAGAGAATACTTACATTTGTAACAAGAACATGTTTAATTCAGATGGGTCTCTAAAATAAATTAGATATAGCACATTTTGATATGATATCCTATCAAAATAATAATAAAATATGAGTGATAAATAAATGGACAATAAAGTCAGTAAATATATGAAATATATTTTTGGAGATGTTAACGACAAACCTCCAACTGCTATACCTATTGAGGAAGCAGTCAATGTTTATCTAAAACGACATAAGATATGTACTTTATCTAAAAAGATTAACGTTTCAACATCTCTTCCAACTCTTCCTTCTACTAAATTTACAACAGGAAACGAAATGGAAGCGTTAATGTGTGTTATCAATACGTTAACACTTTCATCATCTCTTGTCGAGATAGGTGGTATTTATAATCCAACAGAGAGCATTAATAATTGGGTATCCAAAATAAAAAGATTAAAAAATCAAGGGGCTATGGGGACGGTATTATCAGCAGAAATATTACAAAATTTAGATGTAATTGTGAAATTATCAAAAGTAATGAGTGTATATGATATAAACGATATGAAAAGAGAATATTTTGTAGGTGCTACTGAAATCAATAAATTGAGATATATTATTCCTAACTTTTGCTATACACTCGGTGCTTTTACGTGTCCAGGTGATGGTAAGAATTTGTGCGGACCCTCAAATTATCCAAATAGTATTTTTATCATTTATGAAAAAATAGAAGGTGTGACAATGCATGAATATTACAACTCTACAATTGAATCAGAAAGATTTGAGAAATTTCTTTGCATATTCGCACAATTACTATTAGCATTGGAAGTAGCACAACGAGAAATTGGATTGACACATTTTGATTTACATACAGGAAATGTAATGATTACGAACAATACCACCCCATACAATGTATACTTGGATAACATAGACTTTACTGTATCACCTGGTGGTATTATGCCTGTAATTATTGATTACGGGTATACTTGTGTGATACATAACAATCACTATATCGGTGAAAACGATACTGGTGATAATGGTGCTATTAATCCCTTTTTATATAAATCAGGTATTACCCCATTTTGTATTCCAGCATTCGATATGTATAAATTTCTTGGTTCTATTAGCGGTGATAAAGACGTTCTCAAATTATTCAAATTCTTTGAAAAGGATGATCCGTATGACATATATAAACAACCTTCCGACTTGTATTTTGCACAAAAGGATTTTTTCCGAATGGTATCTTTTTATCCATCTGCATCTTATACGCCTCTTAACTTTTTACAATGGTTACTATCTATCCCTGAATACGCTAAAATTTTGAATAAAACTATAAATTTGTCTGCTCGGTATACTTGGAATCCTATCATTACACCAAAAGCTGAAATCATATACAAGAATATCATGCAAGATGGTATACCTATCAACTTTGACGATATGAGTATTGATAAAATTCCTCGTTTATATTGTCTATTACATTATATCATGAAAACAAATTTAAATCCAAGTGTTGTTGCTAACATTCAAAGGATAGTGAATGAACATTCTCATATCTTAATAAAAAGCGATATATTGTTACTCGATAAATACAAATATCTCAACATTATGCCAGATGTCTCTCTATTTAATAGTATTTCTGACACATTATATGCTATGCAACTAGGAACTCCAGACTCTGAAAAGACGAAAATTATTAAAAAAGTTAATGATGTCGTCTATGCATATCGTCAATTTTTATCCTATATGAATTATATTTACATGATATTTCAATTCCGACTTGAAAATAACTATTCCGACTTTTTACAAGAATTCTTAAAATCTAAGCAATACTCTGATTACATCACGTACGTTCAGAAATTTGAAAGTCTAATCAGATATTCTAAAACTATACAAGCATCTTTAACTTATTTTAGAGTTCCTGATAAGTCTGTCAAGTCTGTCAAGTAAATTTACTATACAATTTGTATAGTAAATTTTGTTCAATTTAGTGAAATTAAATTAAGATGTCTTGATTTCCATTTTCATACCCATAGCCATTAATTCGTGGATAAGTAACTTAGTAGCGTATGGTATATTTACGATACTTACACTGTCTTCATTACAAGTCTTACATCCATTACGATACTGTGTAATTTGTCCACACTTTTCACACACAGGTATACAATATGGGTCAGATTGGTCGTGCAATCTCTCTTTCAATATTCTACTACACCCTTGTGATATCATACAATCCCTTTCCCGATATACCAAGCTCTTTTAGGCATTTCCTCCTAACATCATTGCTCTCATCGTTTCGATAACAACAGACATTGTTTGTAGGTCTGTTGAACCTCCAGATGACACCTTCTCAGGCGGGACTAGACTATATCTTAAGCGATCATTGGGTTTGACATTCCCTCACGCCCACATCCATTTAGTCGTTGAACCTTCCCCGTATCCTGTCTTAACGGACTTAGGGGCTTGGCTGCGGATTTTCTCTATCTTCTGGATTATTACTATACCTGTTGCGATTAACAACAGCCACTCATATATTTCTACACAAGTTTAGTACCAGAAGCCTAACGAGAGGTCCCCGCAATTTGGATATGTTGCCTGCTACAACGCAGACTAGCAGTATGTTGCCATACCACTGAGACCGATCGATCTCTCCGAACCTTAAACCGCCATCTTTACTTCTACCTTCAAGTGGTTGTCTTGTCAACATTGTCACTTTACCTTCTGCTCTTGCATGAATCTTGTCACTCACGAGATGTTTCAATCGTTGATAATATGTTGGTCCTATAAATATTAACGATTCTATTCTTTCTCCTGTAAATCCACAAAACATTTGTTCTCGTCCTGATTTACTCATACCTAATTTCACAAGATTTTCACTTAACTCCTCTAACGTCACATTCGTAAACGGTGTCGCATCTCCATATATTCCGCTCATTACACCCGCCTTACCCATCACTGTCTCCATTAGCTGATTTATAGTCATTCGACTCGGATATGCATGCGTATTCATAATTATATCTGGAATCAACCCGCTCGCTGTAAACGGCATATCCTCTTGATTATATATCATACCACACGTACCTTTCTGTGCCGATCTCGACGCAAACTTATCTCCTATCTCCGGCATTCTCACTATCCGAATCACTATCTTTACCAACCTATATCCCGTATTTGATGTCATATCATATACCTTGTCAATCGTTCCTTCCTCTCCTGGTTTTATAACTACACTACAATCTGTTTGCTCTCCTGGTCCTACTTTAGACCCGTGAGAAAATACCTTTCCGATTATCACATCGTTTTTACGAACTTGAACTCCTCTTCTCACAACTCCTGTTGAATCTAATAAACTATAGTTCCATCCTTTCTTTCGAATATCTATACCAGGTATTTCAATCGTCTCTGCATTATATGTCCCCTGTTTCTTTTCTTCCCACGCAATTGTCTTGTATGTCGTCGCACAAAATAATCCTCTATCAATCGCACTCTTATTCATAATTATCGAATCCTCTTGATTATACCCCGTATAACAATTAATCGCTACAATACAATTTATTCCACACGGCATATCATCATACCCCATCAATTTCGCTACTTTCGTCTGAACTAACGCTTTCTGTGGATAATCTAATACGTGCACTATCGTATCTGTTCGTATCTGATACGTCAACGCAAACAAACTCATCGCCTGCTTTCCCATTGATGACTGATACGTATTTCTCGGAGACGGTGCATGATCCGGAAAGGGTATCGCATTCGCACACACCCCCAACATCATCGCCGGATGTATGTCACAATACTGATAATCATCATTCACATCCTGTATACTTGTAGCTATCACACATGTCTGTGCTTCCCCTGCATCTAACCATACAATCTCATTATTCAACTCCATATCTCTCCACTTACTCACTTTCTTACACATTATTTCTCCATCTTTTACTGTAAACACTGGCCTTATTATCCTACCCGCATCACACGACACAATTACCTCATCGTCTATATCATTGTAATAAATAGACACACTCGAATCAATCAATGGTGTATGACGTTTTCTCCTTATTTCTTCTATAAATTGTTCATAATCTTCAGTCACTCCTACCATTATTCCATTCAGAAATATCTTTGTATATCCGTGCAAATCTTCAAGCTCTACATTCATCATCGGTATCACATTTTCATCACTCTCTATTATCTCTCTTATTATCACCGTCGGTATCCTCTTTGTTATCGTACTCATCAACGTCAAATTCAACACTGAACCTACCTGCTGTCCCTCTGGTGTCTCTACCGGACAAATAAACCCAAACTGTGAAGCATGTATCAACTTTACATCTGCTTTCTTTCCCTCTTTTCCTATCGGTAATGACACTCTCCTCAAATGAGACAAACCCGCACCATAAGATAACCTCGAAAATACTTGCGATACTCCCGTTCTTACGTATGTATTTTTAGGCATTCCCCATTTTCCAACAGAAATACAATATCTTAATCCAGATGTTATACTACTATTCGTTTTCGATATCTGCACAAGAATATCTTGTCTTTTTATCAATGACGTTGCTAAACTCTTCATATATTTTTTATACAACGTTCTAAACAACTCACTAAATAAACTTCCCGTCGAATCTACTCTCTTGTTATTGTAATTATCCCTATCATCTACATTTCTTTTTCCTATCTGTGTTAATATTAATTTCTTCAATATATGCCCCAAAAATATCGCTTTTTCCTTTATAGTCGACGCTACTCCTAAATGAGGAAATAACTCTGTCGACACTACTTGCCACGCATACGCACTATACTTATCTGCTGGTATTGTATGCATCGCATATTTACCTATATACTCTAACGCTTCTTCTTTTGTATGTATGAAATACGAATCTCTTATAATAAAATCTGAATACTCTTCAACTCCTATCAAACATCTTATATCACTCTCCTCCGTATACCCCAACGCTTTGAAAACAACACCTGCTGGTATCGTCGTCTTTATATACGGTAAAGAAAATACTACCTCTCTCTCATTTATTCCCGCTTTTACCAACACTGAATGACCCGTCTCATCAGACATACTTCTCACTTCTGCCATATATGTCATTTTTGATGCATTCTTCTGTTGTAAAACTATTATATTATTATAGCAATTTCTTATCTGCGCTACTATCACTCTCTCCTGTGAACGCTCTTTACCTGCTGTAATAAAATAACCTCCGTGATCATACTCACACTCTCCATACTTGATTCTATCCTTTGCTGTTAGATTCGACAATCTACACCTCGAACTTCTCACCATTATCGGTATATTTCCAATACATATTCTCGTATGCATTTTCTCACTCGTCACTTTTCCATCCGTTACTGTTTTCTCTACTATATTCACATATAATGGTGATTCATATGTTATATCCTTTAATCTCGCCTCCTGTGGATATATCTTTTTCAACGTTCGATTCTCAAACGTACACACTTTTGGTATATACGGCTCGGAAAATGACACTGTATACACCGTTTTTCCTATCACTTTTTTCTTTTCGTCTTTTAATATCTCTCTATCTTCCTCGTCATCATCATCCTCTATATGAGAGATACTTTCCCACATCTTATCAGTATCCTTTCGATGTATTACTATATCAGGTTCTTCATCAATAATCTTTGGTATGTCATTGTCAATAAATGAATTGAACGACGATATCTGATGATCAATAAAACCTCTCGTCTTTACATACTCCTCTACACATTTCCATGTCTGTTCGATATCCATTTATCTTTTCTCTATCTCTTCCTATTTTTCAATTTTACCTTTCTCTTACATATATTATTTCTAACATTTCACATTCTAAAAGAGAATGCTAAAAACAGAATGTTAGCATTCTAAAAGAAAAATTGATTTTAATATTCGTATATTAATCAACAAAATGTGTGTCATATGTGAAAAACAATCTAGACTAGATATTATAACAGAAATAGATTACATCTGTTATAAAATAAACGAAATTCCTAAAGAACTTATAAACTTAACTCATTTATTTTGGTCCCCTTTTTCTACTACTATAATAAAAAAAATACCTAAAGAACTTACAAACTTAACTTGTTTGAAATTCTCATTCTATAATGAAGCTTTTATAGAAATACCTAAAGAACTTGTCAATTTGAAAACACTTACATGCAATAAAATATTAGAAATACCAAGAGAATTTATTAACTTGATAACCCTTGACATTTCAGATGCACAAATAAAATATATTCCATCAACTCTCGTTAATTTAAAAAAACTTTATTGTCGTTATTGTCCTTTACTTACCCATATCCCTAAAGAACTTGTTAACTTGGAATTACTTTCTTGTCGTGGTTGCAAAAATTTAACCCATTTCCCTATAGAACTTGTTAATTTGAAAGAACTTTGCTGTGTTGGTTGTAATAATTTAACCCATATCCCTAAAGAATTTGTTAATTTGGTAGATCTTGATTGTTCTGATTGTCCTTTACTTACCCATATCCCTAAAGAACTTGTTAACTTACAATTACTTTCTTGTCGTGGTTGCAAAAATTTAACCCATTTCCCTATAGAACTTGTTAATTTGAAAGAACTTTGCTGTGTTGGTTGTAATAATTTAACCCATATCCCCAAAGAACTTGTTAACTTGGAATTACTTGATTGTCGTTATTGTCCTTTACTTACCCATATCCCTAAAGAACTTGTTAAACTAGAAGAACTTAATTGTTCTGGTTGCAAAAATTTAACCCATATCCCTAAAGAACTTGTTAAATTACAAAAACTTTCGTGTGATGGTTGTCCCTTACTCACCCATATCCATTCAAGTTTTATTAACCTGTATCAGGTTAAATGCGGTAGGTGCCCAAACCTGATATACGTTCCTTCCGCTATTACTTATGTAGATGCGTCAAATAATTATAATACAAGGTTAACAAATAATAATAGAGACGTAATTGAATCTAATTATATCAAATACCACAAAGAAGGCTGTAAAAAACTTCATGACACTATCTTTGAAGAACTCATTCAAAGAACCTGGCATCCATCTAGAATGATAGACTGGTGTTGGGACGAAGACGAAAAGAAGTTTATGTCTCTTCTATTTAAAATGAAATCATAACCATAATAAACATGTGTGTCATATGTGAAACAGATAAATCCAAATTAGATAGTATAACAGACGTAGAATGGTGTTGTATGAAGATAACAGAAATTCCTAAAGAGCTTGTTAATTTGAAATCACTTAAATACCATAACCCACCAAACTTAGTAACCCTTGATATTTCATATGCGACCATACAATATATTCCATCAACTCTCGTTAACTTGGAAAAACTTGAATGTGACCATTGTCTAAATTTGAAAGAAATCCCTAAAGAACTTGTAAATTTGAAACATCTCAATTGTTATAATTGTCCTTTAATTACCCATATCCCTAAAGAACTTGTTAAATTGAGATATTTAAATTGTTTTGATTGTCCATTAATTACTCATATCCCTAAAGAACTTGTTAACTTGGAAATACTTCATTGTCCACCAAACATAAAAGAAATACCTAAAGAATTCGTTAACTTAACAGGACTTTATTGTGATATTTGTCATTTACTTAGCCAGAAGGGTATCCCTAAAGAACTTGTTAAATTGAAAACTCTCTTTTGTCGTGATTGTCCGTTAATTACTCACATCCATTCAAGTTTTATTAACCTGTATAACGTTAGATGCGGAGGATGTCCAAACCTGATATACGTTCCTTCCACTGTTAGTTATGTAGATGCGTCATGGGAAGGTCCCATTTATTTAGGGGTTTCAAATTATAAAAGAGATATAATCGAATCTAATTATATCAAATACTATAAAGAAGGCTGTAAAAAACTTCATGACACTATCTTTGAAGAACTCATTCAAAGAACCTGGCATCCATCTAGAATGATAGACTGGTGTTGGGATGAAGATGAAAAGAAGTTTATGTCTCTTTTATTTACTTCCTCTTAACATTCAAATTCGTCGCAAACCGTCTTGACGATGAGCTATGTTCCCTTAGGGAACACGGGTTCCACGGTAGCGACGGTTGGCATTACCGATGTTCTAACATTCGAATGCTAAAATATTGCATTCGAATTTTTTGATTTATATATACTTTTTTGAAATATATAAAATATATAAAAAAGTATCAAAAAGTATAAACATTCGAATGCTAAAAATGTTGCATTCGAATGCTACATTGTAAATGTATATATAATTATATATACATTCTACGTTTCCTTCGGATGAGAATAAAAGAGATGATAAGAGCAGCAATAATACCGACAATCAAAATCCATAACCATAGATGAGTAGAACCGTATGATTTGATATCCTTTCTTGCGCCTTCACCGGATTTGTTTTCAGATTGTAGATATTTCAATCTATCGCCGGTGATACCTGTTGATGGTATTTTATTTTTTATCATATTTGGTTTGATATCAGCTGATTGTGAAAATATCATACCACCCAACACTCCATTCATACCGAAACTTGTCATGTCAACTCCAACATCGAATTGAGATATCTTATTAAACGGATACATTGCCATCTTGAAAAACCCTCCAATACCCCATTCAGTTCCCCAAGAATTTCTACAAAACCAATAAGGAATATCTCCTGTTTTCTCGGTATCTCCAATTTTATATCGTACATTCTTTTCAACTCCCCAGCCGATAATTGTTACTGCATGTGAACCCTTGTATCCGTTACTACCTGTTAAGAAATAATTATCACCTCCATAATCGACATTCTCCAAGTATACTCCTTTTGATTTAGAAAAGTCTCCGTGAGTTGGAATAAAATTAGCCAATACAACAAACCCTCCTTGAACAGGCCCTTCGGATAATATATGTGCTTTTACAATATTCTTGTATGTTTCTATTTGTTCACCTGGTTTATATGATACAAATGTAGGTCTTGTAACAAAATACAAATTCTTATTCTCTGGAAAATAGCATCCACATCGAGGTATCAAAGCATTCATATTCGGAGGTGCTTGATCACCACTTACAACTTGTTCTTGTCCAGAGCAGAAAGGATCTTCCGTACACCAATCATAATCTACACATTTATTCGATGCCAAACCTCCTTCCGCAATTGCACCCAGTAACATTCCCGGATCACCTCCTTGGCATTGATGTTGTGGATAGCATGCGAGAATGTATGTTGTACTCAAATTTGGTGCATAATCGACTTTACCAGCAACAACAAATAAATCACTTACCAATCCCGCTGCAGAAATAGCCCAACAACTTCCACAATGTCTTTGATTTCCTGGAGGTGATATATATTTCTTTTTATTTAGTGTCGACTTGTCATCAATACTAAATTTTTCATACCAATTCCATATCTCAGGGAATGGCGCTGCAACAGCCATTTGCCCAATATTGGGATGTTTCGCAATATTAAACCTCGGTAACAAACTAAAACGAATGTCTGTGTTTAGAGGAGGGATTGTGGGTATATTTCTTATTGAAGCCATACCGTTTTTTACTACTTTGTGTTGATTTATTGGTTTTGCATTTCTTAACATTTCTAAATAATTACCATTAATCGTTATCGACATTTATATTTATCAATATTTCTTTTATCAATAATGTTGTTATTTATCAACACGTATTATTTATCAACGTTATTGTTGATAAATATAATATTCTAAACTGTTAATTGTTGTTTTTGAAGGAGAACTTCGTATACATACCAGCCCATAGTTATATATTTTAATAGAGCTTCTTCGTCGTTCAAGTGTTCTTCGATGGATTGGAGGTTAGAAATCATAGAGTCCTTTATGTATATTTCTCCCAAATTTTTTAGTTGTTCAGAAGATAGTTCTTTACGTTCTATTTTATCAGCTAAATCGCGAAAGAATGTAATAAGAGGATTTTCCATATTATTTATCGATGAAAATAAATCTTTAAACGATACGAAATGTTAAATGTAAATATTTTTTTTTCTTGGGAGATAATAAATAAATGAGCAACTCAGGTTTTTCAAACATTAAAAATGTGGCTGGACAATTTACGGACATATATGCTACCAATGTTGTGGCATCGAACATTGATGCTGACCAAGATGTTGGAGCAAAAACATTGACACTTGGAGGTGTTACATATGGAACAGTTGTCGGATATTTGCCAAATGCAACTTTGCCTCTTGCGATTGGTGCATATACATTAACAAAGACAACTGGTTCAGCGGTAGTAACATCAGGAACTCTTTCGTCGGCATCCCCTGTTACAATTCCGGTAGGAGCAAGAGTTGTACGAGTGAGATATTTTGGAATCAACAGTTATGCATCCACTGCAACTCTTGATATTGGATGCGGGGCATTGAATACAGATGCAGGGCCAATGGTTCCTGAATTTATCACTGCAGGAACAACTGCGCTTGCGAATCAAGCATCAGGAGGATGTGCACAATCTACTGCAACAGCTTTTGGCGCTGTTGGAACAAGCGCGGACTTGCCTTTAGTTACAGCTAACAACTATCTTAACGTATCCGTCATCGGTGCAACTGTCACTGCTGGTGGACTTAAGGTTATTGTTGAATACGAATTGTAATTCGCTTCGTAAATTGTAAATATATTAGTAATATATTACTAAAGTAATATATTAAAATCCCGAGCAAGTCTTCATACGATTAGCCTGGTATCCTTCCTGAAGAGCCTGATTCATACGACCATATTGCGATTCTTGGGCCATTGCTTGGCTGTAGGAGTTCATGTTACAGCTTGAGACGACATCAGCGCCAAGATCCAGACCGTAGTTACCAGTATATTTTTCACGTTGGTTCAAGAATTCGGTGTTACCCTTGGCTTCAGAATGGAACATATTGTTCTTGTAGATATCGTGACGGTATCCAGAGGTATCGAGAGCGATGTATTCAGCGTATTGAGGACGAAGGAAGTTTTCGACGTCAACACGGTCTAGTGCGGTGTTACAACCAGCACGTTTGGTATAGAAGGAATCTTCGCATACATATCTTCCTGTGAGATCACGATGATTCCAGACGGGACAAACAACTAAATTGGAATTTAGAAATCTGTCTGATTCGATATTTGGTGCATTACCTGAAACTATTTTACATGTTCGAATTGAACTTTGTAGCGATAAATTTGACATTTTACTTATACAGAAGAAAAAGAAAATTTAATAAAATTGATATTTTACTTTATTGTCGACATATACAAAAAAATGCAATCTTTTCTTACAATCGTAAAATATTACTATGTTTCTTTCATCCAATACCTAACCAAACTCTTTGATTTTGAATTCAACCCGGATAATTTAGTTGTTTTACCCTCTCGTAAAAGACATCACAAACTTCCTAAGTTGAAACACTCTGTTTCAAAAAACATAGTTAAGAAGAATAATGCGAATAGACATCGTATCGACAGACAGCGTGTCGATCGAAAGAGGATGTTTTAAAGAGAAAAATATAAATTGATATTCTATTTATTTACACTCATACAGTAAATAAATGACGACATATACAGCATATGACGATATCATACTCGAAAACTATTCAGAAAAGGCGATTGTAGTAAAGGGAAATACGAATCAGTATAAAACTGAATTGATGTCAATGGGAGGTAAATATAACAGCAATTTGAAAGGAGGAGCTGGGTGGATTTTTCCAGCTTTCAAGGAATCTGTTGTTAGAAAATGGTTGGAAACAGGGCAACGAGTGGTTACCGAATCCCAACCAAAAACAACACCTAAACCGACAGTTACAGAACCCGAAAAGTCTCAAGACCTACATGAACTTTTAAAGAGACTTGAACGAGTTGAAAAACGACTCTGTGAATTAGAAACAAGAAAAGTAAATGCGAGTGAAGATGAGGAAGTAGAATATGTTGACGAATCTGATGACGAGCCTCCAAAGAGATTGTTGTCAACAGGAAAGAAAATGTAATTGATTATAATATTATAATCAATTGAAAACTAGCTTCACAATTTTCAGGATATTATAAAACCCAACCGAGACCGGCGCCAGAGTTTTCAGGGAATTGAGTGTTCATGTAGACGCTGCCACCTCCACCGAGTTTACAGCCACAGTTACCGCATTCGTCGAATTGGTTGTAGTAGTTTTGAATGTCGTAGTCTTCTTTGTATTTAATGAGGTAAGCAGCGATGATGAGAATGATGCCGATAGTGTTTATGAGGATAAAGGTGTTTGTTGGGTTACGGGTGAGGATGATCCAAAGTTGAGAGACGGAAATGAGTAATATTCCTGATGAATATAGTATGTTTAATTTTTTGTTCATATTTATTAGATAAATGTTTTTATTTTTGTATTATAAATGAGTAATACAAAAACGTATATTTCTCAGGTGTTTAATAATAAGAGTTTTGATGGGATAGATATGGCATCCAGTAATATCGAAAAGTGTACATTTAATCAGTGTAGTTTTAATAATACGCAACTATTGAAAAGTAAAATATCAGATACGAGTTTTATTGAGTGTATCATGATAAATTGTAATCTTGATGAATCAACGTTGAAAAGAGTTGATTTTAAAAATTGTGATATGTCAAGGGCAGATATGAAGAATGCCAGAATATTAGATAATGTGATGACAGATATAACATTAGCAGGAGTAGATTTTACGAAATCAATAATAGAGAATGGTAAAATAAAGGGAAATTTACAGGGTGTGATATTGACAGGTGTAAAGTTTATAAAGTGCACTCTTGATGGATGTGATATATCAGATACAATTTTATCAGAGGTCAATTTTGCAGGAACAAGTTTACAAGGTGTTGATTTTAGCAGTTCAAATTTGAACATGGCAATACTAGCAAAGTGTAATTTGATGTACGCAAACTTCAATGTAGCTGAATTGACACAGGTTGATATGCACGGGTCTAATATGTCTAGAGCGAATCTAAATGGTGCGAATATGTCCGGGGCAAATATGGAAGATACAAACTTGACAGATACAAAAGTAATGAGCGCAAGTTTAGTTGGTACAACGTTGGAAAGTGCTATATTAGTAAGAGCTGATTTTACAGGGTCTGATTTAAATTCTTGTAATCTAATGAATTCAGACTTATCGTTGGGAGTATTTCATAAAGCAGATTTGACTGAATCCAAGTTGAAGGAAGCCAAATTGGTGTCGAGTGTATTGACAGAGACAATATTTCAGGATGCTGAAATGACAGATACGGATTTGACAGGGGCTGATTTGACAGGAACAATTCTGATGGGTGCAAATTTGACAGATGCGGTATTAACTGATGCTAACTTGTCAAACGCAATATTAATTGATGCTAAATTAATTAACGCAAAGTTATCAAGAGCAAATCTTACGTCTGTATCGTTGAATGGAGCAAAATTAAATAATGCTAATCTGAACAAAGCCAATCTGAATAGAGCTGAGTTGATAAATATGATTTTAGATGGAGCGGATTTGTCAGGTGCTACATTAAAAAATGCTATATTAACGAATACAAAAATGAGAGGGACAATACTTGAACTTGTAAATTTATCAGAATCTATTCTTACAGATGTAGATTTTACAGGAGCAAAATTGACAAGAGCGAATATGAATAAGTGCAGTATTAATAAAACTATCTTTAAAGATGCTGAATTGATACGAGTAAAAGGGGAACTTGCTGATATAAGACATTGTAATTTTATACAGGCAAATTTAGAAGAAGCAAATTTTAAATTTTCTAATATGCTATTCACAGATTTAAGATCTGCAAATTTAAATAAGGCTATTCTAAATAGTTCAAACATGTCTGGTTCTAATTTAAGTCTTGCTACGTTAACGAATACTAATTTATATGGAACAATGTTAGAGAATGCAATATTAACAGATGCTAATTTAGTAAATGCTAACCTTACGAAAGCCAAATTACAACATGCAGATTTATCTGGTGCTAATTTGAGTGAAGCGATATTATCAGACGCTGTATTAACAAATTCTCATCTTGTAGGTGCAAATTTGACAGAAGCTATATTATATTACACAAATCTATCAGGTACAGACTTGTCAGACACAGATTTTACAGAAGCTCAATTATCAGGTGCAGATTTATCATATTGTACATTAAATGACACAAATTTTACAGATGCAGATCTAACAGGAGTAAATTTGATTGGTAGCGATATATCAAATTCTATTCTAACAGGGACAATTCTAACAGATGTAATTTTTGATGTTGAAGATGAAGCCGAAGATGTTGTAACTCAACAAATAAACCTGACAGAAGATATGGTACCAATACAAGGAATGCAGGTTGACGAAACTAAATTGCCATCGACTTGTTATGATTTTGTGATGCAGGATGATCTTGATATTGACGAAGAGATGAATAACGATACTGATTTTTTTATTCTAGTTTTTCCATCCAAAGATGATACTGATTTCAAGGTGATATGCAAGACACGTAAAGAAATAGAAATGTCAATGAATGAGGGAAGTTCTATTTTTTATGAGTGTACGGGTGATTTTGTGAAGAATCGTGGGGTAGCGACTCGTGATAAAGTAGTAGGTGTTGTAGATAAGACACCTTATATAAAAATATATGGTGTTGGAGGTGCCCAGATATATATTGATGTCAAGGAAATAAATACAATGTTGAGTTCACCGAATCGAGTATATTATGTATATTTTGTAAGAGAAATAACACACTCTACATCGTGGAATAATGTATATGGTGATCAGTATGCTCTTGATAGATTTGTAAGTGCTAATCATTGTCAGGATAGGTCGAACATTTCTGTTTATACATTAAAAGTATGTGAAGGTGATTGTGTTATATCGAATAAGTATGTGAAGTAGGAAAGTATTATAATTAATACAATTCAAATATTAATTATTGTAAATCCTAATTTTTGTTTTGAACAATGCACGAATATCTTCATTTACCTTTATTTTATTCATTCGAATTTTGTATTGTTGTAGAGTGAGTTGTTTCAAGTTATGAACTATACCGAGAGCTTGGTCCATAGGATTACATATAGAGTTTAAATAATACATAGGGTCGATGTTAAGAACATTACTATGTTCATTAAAATAGTCGATTGATTCTATTTTTTCCCATTGTTTTGCTTTTGATATAGACTTTGACGAAAAATCGGTTGTTATAACATACTCTATACGCGTCCCCGGATCAACCCGTTGTCCTCTTCTCGCCATTTTCATCGCTAATTGAACTTGTGCTGGTAAGCAACGTTCATAGTATTCATGTTCATCCGATGCCATTTTTTTGTTCATTTGTTCTTTTCGTTTCTTTTCGTCTGTTGGGTGCAATAAAGGCGCTTTGTAATCTCCTATTTTACACGTCCATCGTGTCATTACTTTACCGGAATTGTCATATTTTGGTTTCCCTTTTGATTTTACGATTTCTTCATTCTTTTCTGTTATATAATCTGTTTTACTCATCAACAATCCCGTAGATTTTACAGATTTCGTAACAACAAACCATTTTGATTGATAATACCGTGAAAATAACTTGTTGATATGATCTATCAGTGCATACTCAATATCCTTTTCATTTTCTCTATGAAATATTCTCATAACAATATCTGAATATACTTCTCGTGTAAATCTACTATTATCTCTTCTCGCTAACAACACTCCTTTTTTCTCAATCGTCTGCGATACCACACCATCCCGATCACATTTTAAACTCATATATCGCTTCTTAGTAAGAATGAAAAAAACCCAGTAAATGACTTCTTCAAACTCCAATGTCATTGCTTCCGGAAATAGTTTAGAAACTTCCTTTGCCACATTCGTCGAATAATCCCATAATTCCTTTATAGGTGCATTATCAAGATGCGGGAAACGAACATAACAACTATCTGTATCTCCGTATATCAATACACCCTTGTAATTTTCAACTATTGTTTTTCCTGCTAATCTTACCGATTCTCTACCTACTGCGGTCGTGCACATTGCGCCTGGCATAAATGGCAGACGACCTTCTCTTACTCCGAGTGCTCCGTATGCAGAGTTTGCAGATACCTTGTATGATAATTGTCGTTTATCAAGAATTACTGTAAATGTTTCGAGTTCTTGTTTTTCTTTGGGTGTTAATGACGTATCTTCTTTTATTTTTTTCTTGATATCCTTGATTTCCTTTTTTACATTCTTTCTCGATAATAACAAATTACTCAACATACTCGGTAATATACCCATCGGTTCCTTAATAAATCTGTATCGACGTTTCGCACACATTGTATTTTTCGGTGCTGTTTTTCTCACTGTTGTATCGTGCGAACATCCTACATGATCTTCCCATTCTATTACATGACACATACTATCTGGTATCTTTTCATCTATCACTAACGTCGACCAACATATATTTTTAGATATAATCGTCGACGGATACAAACTCGCAAAATCAAACGGAACAACCTTATCATACACCCCTGGAATCGGATCTATCACATACGCTCCTTGATACTGTTCATCTTCCTTTGTGACATAGCCATTTTGTATTACCACTATTTTTGCATCTAAGCATTTCTTATATACTTGCGAAAACACTTTTACTTGTTGTCCTTGTGTATACAGCGTAAAAATTGGAACATTACATACCTTTGCCATTTCTGTTAATCCAATCCAAATTTGAAGTGTTTCTAACAATTTTGTTACTAGTACTGAATCCTGAACGCAATATTTTCCTACAATACCCATATACTTTTTAGCACCTTTACCAAAAACACCATTTGTTTTTTTGGTTCCCATCCTATAACAATGAAAAATACCCTTGTGAGATAACGGATCCTTTGTTTCCCCTATAAAATACTCTGAGATTGTTTTTAGTTTGTAATTGTCCATTTTGTAATCTCTCTTTACTAGTGGTAACAAATCTACAAACAATCGTCCTTCCGCATCCAGAAATTGAAACTCTTGATTTCCATAGGCAGACGAAGACCATTTAATAGTTGATTCTCTCGAGTGTATATCCGGTATAAATCCTTGTTTGTCAAAAGTATGAATACACATTCTTGTTTTTGCTCTTTCTATCATATATTGCATATCGAAACCGATGATGTTATATCCTGCAATAATGTTTGGATTATGTGTTTTTATGAAATTTGTATATCCTTCAAGTAAGTGCATCTCTTTTTTATATGTTTGTATCACAACATCTTCGCCTACTACACTTTGGTCAGGCTCTCCTAATGTTAATAGATATTTCTTGAATTTACTTTCAGGATCTCCTTGTCTTGATAATACACACGATATTTGAAATATTTCATCTCCTTTCTTTGATGCACACGGCATCATATTTACATTGGACGAATTTACTTCAATATCAAAACTCATAATCAACGGATTTGGAACTTTATTCTTCACTTCTGCCTCAAGCGTTAACCAACTTACATTAAACTCATGATCGCACAATGTCTTTTTGTTCTTTACTCTTCTTCCTTTGAATTTAATCCATCCGGAGGTTGGTATATTTCGATTGCAACAAAGTTGTAAAATCGGGTCTGCATTTGATTCGTGAATGGTATATTGACACTTATTTAATCCTTGAACATATAAACCACCCCGAAGTTTCATTCTTAATTCGTCGATATCTTTTAGGGAAGAAAATGTCATGTACAAAAAGTGAAACTTCTTATATTTATTAGTTTTTACATCAATATGGGCATAATATAATTTTCTTCGTCGTTTTAGGTCCATCTCTATAGGTCTATGATCTTCTCCTGATGTTTTATTCACCATCAAGTCGTTTATCGCATTCTTTACTCTTTGAGCTAAAGTTTCATCCCATTTTATATCATTCGGTAATTCTAGATATACATATGGCTTAAAATCACTAATCTGAACACATACATTTTCATTGTTATCGTCTAATCCATAGGCTCTAATTACTGTTACTTCTGTTTCTTCAGTGTCTATATACCATGAATACGGAAAAAAGCTATAATCTTCCATTTATTTTTATATATAAATCCAATTATAAATATCATTTTTCGATATAAATATTTTATATTCAAATATAATAAAACATGTCAAACTTTAGTATTAATAATACAATTGTCGACTTGGTATCTGTATCACCTGTAGGTGTTTACCCAGTATTTAATGCCAACAGAATACAAGGTTTTGATATATCTAATTCTATTCCCATAAACGGTGATACTCTCGTTTATAACAGTACTACCTTGAAATACGAATTAAGTGGAAGTTCAGGTATCGGTCCAACAGGTCCGACTGGTCCGGATGGCCCAACTGGCCCTTCGTCAACATTTACAGATCCCATCGCAATCGGAACAGATGCTGGTGCGGATTCACAAGGAACCGGAGCAATTGCAATAGGTGTTGCCGCAGGACAAACATCTCAATCATTATCAGCAATTGCAATCGGTAGCTCAGCAGGTAGAGAATTTCAAGGAGACGATTCAATAGCAATTGGTAGTAATTCAGGAACATATACACAAGGTACACAATCAATTGCCATTGGTGTTGGTGCAGGTTCCGTTACACAGGGTAACCAATCTATAGCTATTGGAACAAATTCGGGTGCAAATACACAAGGATTACAATCGATTGCTATTGGTGCTAATTCTGGAGAAGTCGTTCAAGGTAGTCAATCGGTTGCAATAGGAACTACAGCAGGGGAAGTAAATCAAGGGGATTCATCCATTGCAATCGGAAATTCAGCGGGACAGCTATCACAAGGATATCAAGCAATTGCTATCGGTAATGGAGCTGGATTAAATATTCAAGGTAATCAGTCAGTTGCCATAGGAAATAACGCAGGACAAACACAAAGTATCAATGCAGTAGCAATCGGAAATAGTGCAGGGTATGATAATCAAGGTTCAACTTCAATTGCAATTGGAATATCCGCCGGTGAAGTTGTTCAGGGAAATTCGGCGGTAGCAATTGGTTCAACTGCTGGAGCTATTTCTCAAGGATTAGGTGCTATTGCCATTGGACTCGAAACAGGAAGAACAGGACAAGGAGAAAGTGCTATTGCAATGGGTGAATATTCAGGAGCTTTAAGTCAAGGAACGCAATCCATAGCTATAGGAAAAAGTGCTGGTCGAGGCTCACAAGGTTCCACAGCCATTGCGATTGGTTATTTGGCTGGACAAACATCCCAATCAGTAGATACCATTGCAATCGGAAATACAGCAGGACAAATAGTACAAGGTGAGTCGGCCATTTCAATTGGTAAATTAGCAGGACAATCTACGCAATCAGCAAATGCTGTTGCTATTGGTACTAGTGCTGGCAGGTCGGCTCAAGGTGCTTCAGCAGTTGCAATTGGAAATGAATCGGGTCAAACGACTCAAGGAGAAAGTGCTATCGCCATTGGAGGAAATTCAGGACAAGCATCTCAAGGAGGTGGTTCAGTTGCGATTGGTTTATCAGCTGGTCAAACATTACAAGGTACAGGTTCAGTTGCAATAGGAGTGAATGCGGGAAATATCACACAAGGTGAAAATGCTGTCGCTGTAGGTAATTCTGCTGGGAAAACATCTCAAGGATTCGGTTGCGTTGCAATTGGCGTAAGTTCTGGTTTAACGACCCAAGGAGAGAATGGTATTTCCATCGGTAGAGATTCAGGACAAATTTCCCAAGGAGAATCCGCTATTGCTATCGGTTATTTGGCTGGACAAACATCACAAAGTACAAAATCAATCGCAATTGGTTATTGGGCTGGACAAGGTACTCAAGGTTTAGAGTCTGTTGCGATTGGTACGCTTGCAGGAAAAACATTTCAAGGAGGAGGTTCAGTTGCTATAGGTAGCTCATCGGGAAGTAATTTCCAAGGAGATAATTCGATAGCTATAGGACCTAACTCCGGAATAAATACTCAAGGAGGAAGTGGTATAGCAATAGGACAAGACGCTGGTGGAGAATCTCAAGGAACATTTTCTATATCAATCGGAGTCTTTTCAGGTGCTCAATATCAGAATTCAAACTGTATTGCTATCGGTTCATATGCTGGTTCGGATACACAAGGAACTAACGCTATTGCAATTGGAAATGGAGCAGGACAAGTAACACAAGGTTCAGGATCTGTTGCAATCGGTTATGGTGCTGGAGCAAGTACTCAGGGAGACAATTCAGTCGCTATCGGAGTTTCTGCTGGCAAATCAGCTCAATCTGCAAATGCTATCGCAATCGGCTCTTCTGCCGGAGCTTTATCTCAAGGAGCTTCTTCTATCGCAATTGGTAATTTAGCTGGACAAACATCTCAACACGCAAACAGTATTATCCTAAATGCTAGTGGTTCAGGTTTTAATTCAGCCGGGACAAGTAGATTATACATTTCTCCAGTTAGAGAAAATCCAGGAGGTTTAACATCCGGTGCTTTACAATGGGATACCTTAACAAAGGAGATTGTCAGTAATACATCAAAAACATTCATCATCGATCATCCTACCAACACCAACAAATACCTCGTTCACGCTTGTTTAGAAGGTCCTGAATCAGGCGTATATTATCGAGGTAAAGGATGCATTCCAATCGGAACAGATAATACGATTATATCTCTTCCTGATTATGTCGATAAATTAGCAACTGAATTCATTGTCAATGTAACTCCTATCGGTAAACCAATATTTTTAAGTTCTTCTCTCGTCGAAAATGGGAAATTCACTATATACAGAGAAAACATCGAACGTTACACCTCTGAACCCACTAACTTTTTTTGGATTGTATTCGCAAAAAGAGATGACCTAATCGTCGAACCTTATAAATCTGACATCAATGTTCACGGATCTGGCCCTTACAAATGGTACGAAAATTGATAAATATAATTTTTCTATAGAAAAATTGATAATTATAATTTTTATCGTTCAAAATTATAATATGAAAACACTCATCATCGAAGGATTCACTTTCAAATTAGGTGAAAATGCTAAAGATAATTGGAATTTACTTGACGAATGTAAACCATGGTTTTTATTCTTCCATCTATCATCCTTTAGCTCTGCTTACGGTATTCTTATAGTTGATAAAGATACTCTCATCACATCCCGACTTAAACTTTTATGTGCAAATACCCTTAAAGAACATAGTAAATACAAGAGTAAACATATAAAAGTCGATTGCTGTCCAGTCAGTAACCTATCAAAAGGTAATAAAGTCGGTGAGGTAATATACAAGAGTAATAAGCTTGTACAACATATTTCTTAATAAATCATCATCCCGATAACATTCGAATGCTAAAATGTTGATTTTTTTAGCATTCAATATTTTCAAAATTATATATGTTTTCAAAAAAGTAAAAATATATAAAATATAAAAAATATTAAAAATATTGAATGCTAACATTCGATCACGAAATGCTAACATTCGATCACGAAATGCTAACATTCGATCACGAAATGCTAACATTCGATCACGAAATGCTAACATTCGATACAGGAGGAGTCAATTCACCGCGTAAAGGAGAAAGAAGAACTTGTTTAGCAATTTCAGGTTTACAAGTAGTAATGATATAATATAGTTTAGCGAGTGCGGCATCAACTGTCATATCAGAGCCTTTAATGACACCGAATTTAGAGAGGTCACCGCCGTGAATGTTGACCATTAAGATACCTTTTTGAGATAGTTTAATGAGTTCTTTTAAGAACATTTTATCAGTAGGGTGTGAATCCTGTCCAAATGTTTCAAATACGATGCCATTAACATTCTGTTTTGATAGGATATTTTCAAGGTATTTAGCATTTATACCCGGGAATAACTTTATGACGATGACATAGTGTTTTTTAGTAAAAGGGATATATCGCATCCCTTTACCATTTGCTTTCAATACCTCATCCATCCTTATTTCAATATCTTTATCGACTTTTCCAAGAGGAGGAAATGACGGGTCGCTAACTCGTACGCCCCGTAATATATGTTTATTACGAATAACAACCACTTCAGGAATACTAAGTCTTGATACATATTCTATACTGGTTGCGATATCGTGATGATTACATAGAACAACGGGTTTATCAAGGTTTTCAAACATAAAGGCTAATGCAGATGCAGTGTATGCAATTGTTTCATCTCCTTGTATGATAATGAATGCATCATATGTATCGTATACTTTATTTATTCCATCGGCTATGTTACTCCATACTTGGGGGGATATATCAGACGAGTTGATATAAGGTTGAAAATAATCCAAGTCGAATGTAACTTTTTTCTTTTCTTTTGACATCTTTTCTAACATTTCTTTACCTTGTCCATTTGTAGATAGTATATAAATGTTGTGATTTACAATATCAGTGTATTTTTCTACTTGTCTTGTCTTGCATAAATAAATAGATATAAACACAAGTATAATAATTGCAATTACTAATATTATAAGATATGTTTTCTCATTTGTTTCTAACATTTATTTATCTCAAGACAAATAAATACCATTTAAATTGATATTTATGACATACACATACATTGAAATAAATGTCAGTCATATCAAGTGAATTATGTTTCATTGCTATTAAACAAAATCCTAACGCTATCTCTCACTTTCAAAGTGACCTAATCACCATTGAAATGGCAAAATGGGTTGTATCGAGGGATGGTCTTTTACTGAAACACATTCCTCATCAACTAAGAAAACGAGAAGTATGCGAAATTGCTGTTTCTCAAAATGGAAATGCATTAGAACATGTCCCCGAAGACTTGAAATGTAAATCAATGTGTTTGTCTGCTGTCAGACGAACAGGACTAGCAATTAGATTTGTCCCTCCTCATCTGAGAACATTTGACCTTTGTCTTGTCGCCATCGAACAAGATGGTCTTGCTATTCGCTCTGTTCCTGGAAATATATATAATTATGTTCCTCATCCGACATCGTATGAATAAAAATGAAATTTATATTTGTTTCTATGTTTTAGAAACAAATGTTAAATTGCGAAATGTGTTTATATGCTGTCCAACAAAATGCAGCGGTTTTTGGGTTGATTCCTGATAACTTGAAGACTCGTGAGATGTGTCTCACGTGTGTAAAGAAAGATGGGTATTTAATCAATCACGTTCCGTCAAATCTATTGACTCCGGAAGTATGTATGGAAGCTGTGAAACAGAATCCAATGGTGCTTGAAGACATACCAGATGAGCGAAAAACTGCTGAAGTATGTCTCGAAGCTATCAAAAATCTATTTTACAAAGATTTTTTTAGGATGCTAGCGTATATACCATTCAACTTAAGAACACAAGAAGTATGGTTGGCTATATTGGGAAAAGATGGAATGATGTTGAAAGATGTTCCAAAAAATCTAATTACACCCGAAATGTGTATAACTGCAGTAAAGCAGAATGGATATGCTATCAGGTATGTACCAGTCAATGAATCATATATCTGAACTGGGGTTACATATTCGGCATAATTAACATTTTTGATTATTCCAACCCGATTTACTTTTAGAGTATTGTTCAGGTGTATAGCGTTCCATTCTACGTCTTTCATAGTGATTACCTACATTGTAATGTTCTACTGAATTATTAGCACCAGCACATGCATTTGGATAGGGACTCCAGTGATTATATTTTAATGATGATGCACCAGACCAAGTTTTAGCGAGAGAACTATAATCTCCACAAGTTTGACAACTGTCCATTTATTAGTACACAATAAAAATAAATTGTTAATCTGCATTTGATTAACAATTATATACATAATATGTATATACATTTAATTGTATGTACAATTAATTAACAAGTTCATTGTCGCAATATAATGAATACAGGAATGTTCCTTGAGAAAGACTATCAGTGTTGTTTAGTTCTTCCAAATCCTTTTCTTGTACTTGGCAAGGATAGCATAGTTCCTTTACACAGTCGAGAACAAGGACGGTAGTATCATTTGAGTAAGTATAGTTACAGGGAATATTAGTGGATATAACACCAAAAATTTGTTCGATAGATTGAACAGGTAATTTATTGTATTCCTTTTGTTTATCTTTCATACGTTCATTGATGACTTCGTATATCACTCCCTCCATATTTTTAGAGAGAACGTAAAGAGAACATAACATAATTTCATAGTTCATATTTTTAACCGAACAGAATTTTGTAACTTCTTCTATTTTTTCATACATGTCGTGTCTGAATGTTGAAATGGCTTTTTTCCTATCACCACTCCAATACTCACAACTAACTTTACGGGCTGAATCGACGATTCCTTTTAGTATATATAACATAAAAAAAGGACTTCCAATTTCATTCTCAATCTTTACAAATTCCTGAAGAAATGCCTTGTATGATACTTTAATGTTGCTTGAATTTTGTGGTGTCAATGGGAGAGTAATAAGTGTCTGAATGATATCAAAACAATAGTGATGGTAATCTTTAAAAAGTTCAGACTTTGAACTTTCACGTGATAACAATTCAGATACGTAATCTATCGCACCCATATCATTAAGATCATCCCATCCAGCTTCCCAATCTATTTTTAGTGGATAAAACAAGTTTCTAACTATTTTCCTAAATTTTTTAGATGATTTTGTTCCTCGTTCTTCTTTTAGTTCACTAGACACAGTAACAAGAAACAACTTTGGATCTGATAACCAATCAAATCTATCACTTATAAACCCAATATCTGTATGTGCCATACTTGGCCACAACGCATTATCTTGCATATCTTTTATATACGAAAACCCATAATCTATAATCACAGGATAATATCCATTACTCGGAACAGCATACTGATTATGCTCATCAATAACATATAAAAATACAAGATTCTTACTACACTTTCGTAACATTACATTATCAGAGTGTAAATCATAGTGTGTAAATTGTGTTTTACGTTGCGCAATTAATATACCAAGTAATACCTGCTTTACAGTAGAGTATATTACATCCTCACCAATACTCGTATTTTTAATATAACTACATAGTTTATTTGCCTTGTCAATATGTTCCATTAACAAGATATTCTTTTTTATTGGATACTTTGATGTTTTCTCGAAAGGATTACCTGATTTTCTATTGGAAGGGTCGACTTTGCATTCTACGATACCAATACCTTTACAAAAATGTGGACAGAATAATGCTATTCTATTCAACCCTTTCATAACAGCAAATTCGTGTTCTGCTAAATAATTGATATATTGTGAAATCTTAAACACCACTTTCTCCCCTGTTTCATTCACATCCATTAAACCTACTAATCCTTGTTTACCAGGGTTCTTAAATGTTGTATTGAAACTTAACCATTCGTTCCATTTCTTGTGCTTGTTCTTCTGAAACAAAGATATAATTTTTGTATGGTTAGTCATTTCTGAAACAATATTTCTTGACATTTTATACCCTCTTCTGATTTTCTTAAATATGTATGTTTACATACGATATTCGTTTACATACGATATTCGTTTACATACGATATTCGTTTACATACGATATTCGTTTACATACGATATTCGTTTACATTATGTATAATTTAAATACATGTAACCTATTGTAAAGTTGATATGGGAAAAACATATGAAAATACGTTGATGAAGCTATTGAAAGCTTTTCCTGATAAGGATTGGAACTACAGAGATGTAGCTAAGAATGAAAATATAACTGTTCGTTTTATCATTGAAAATAAACAATTACAATCCAAGTGTGATTGGGTATATGTTTCAAGAAATCTCGGTGTTACAATACGGACCTTGCAAGATAATCTAAAATATAAAATAAATTGGAGTTTTTAGAGATTTGGCTAAAAATCCTAATTTCTCAAGTAAAATAGTGTCGGATACGTTAGATAAATTAAATGAAAATGATAGTCAATTTCAATCTCTAACATATAGAGAAAAGGCTAAATTTAAACGAATGTTGATTGCTTTAAATCGAGTAAGAGATTCCTATGTAGATACACCCGGATATCCATATCCTATACACCCGGGTATGTGTATGACGAGGCAAGGAATCTTATATTAGAGCGTATAAAAAAAGAAGAAAATAAACGATGTCCGGATTGGGTCTGGTTAGATTCGTTGATGCTACAAGAATTCATAGGATGGGATTTCTTTTGCAAGTATATACATGGTAAGTGTCATTTTTCAGATGTTAGATATCATTACAACCCTAATTTCACGTGGGATGTTGTTCAGGCAAATCCTCATTTTCCTTTTATATGGCGTCATGTTTCTGCAAACGCTACCGTCACAATGGATATTATAAAAGCAAATAAGGATAAACCTTGGGATTATCAAGGAGTATCCTATAATCCTAATCTGACGGCTGAATTTGTTATTGAAAATATCCATAAAAATTGGGATTGGAACGTTATATCAAGCAACCATTTCTCTTATCACCCACTTTTTCTGACAAATGCTTATAGACGTACTATGACAAAAAGAATGCACGATACTATATACACAGAACTTATCAGTAAAGCTTGTACACCTGAAAGACTCGAAAATTGGAACGAGGATTTTAACGCTGATTATATGACTGAAAAGTAATAATTCGTAGCATTCGAATGCTAAACTATAACATTCGAATGTTTATTAAGTTATATACCTTTTTTATAAATTATAAAAAAAGTATATTTATACTTTTTGTACATAACATTCGAATGCTATCATTTTTAACATTCTTAACATTCGAATGCTATCATTTTTAACATTTTTAGCACGTTGGCAATACCAACCGTCGCAAAGCGACGAATTCGAATGTTTCTTGAATAAATAAAAATGATATTTATATATACACCCGCAAATAAATAAAAATGCAATCAAACAGAACTGCTAAATACCAACGAAAAAACGATATTGACCACGTCCTTGATAGGCCAGATACCTATGTTGGATCAAAAAGATCGAAAAAGGAAGTCGAGTTTATTATGGTGAATGATGAATATCATATCCAACGAAGTGAAATAACTTATTCGCCAGCGTTACTTCGTATTTTTGTAGAGGTATTATCGAATGCCATTGACAATTTCAAACGTAGTGAAAAGGATGGAGTGAAATGTACAAAGATCAAGGTTCATATTGATTCTGAAACCGGAAAAACAAGCATTTGGAATGATGGAAATTATATCCCTATCGAAAAGAAAAAGGATGATGTTTCCGGTAACGAGGAATATATTCATACGATGGTATTTGGACTAATGCATTCATCATCAAACTATGACGACAAGGAAGACAGAGACGTATCCGGTCGTAACGGGCTTGGTGTAAAACTATGTAACATTCTCTCTTCATTCTTTCAGATTAAAGGTGCTGACCCGCATGTAAAATTGGAATTCTCTCAAGTATGGAAGAATCATATGAAGGAGACGGATGGACCGCAAGTAACACCCAAAAAGGATTGTAAATCAGGATATACAGAAGTATCGTGGATTCCTGATTTTGAGTGGTTTGGAATGAAAGGATATACATCGGAAATCATCAAACTATACTCTAAATACGTAATTGATGCAGCGATGATTACAGGAATTTCTGTTTATCTGAATAATGTTCTTGTTCCTGTAAAGACAATGAAAGATTATGCAATGTTGTATGAACCCTCAACCACCGATTTTCTTCAAATCAAAACTTCTACAGCAGATGTGTTGTTAATGCCAACATCGGGGTCAGATTTTGAGGCTATTTCTTTTGTGAATGGTGTACATACGTCGAAAGGAGGAAAACACGTGGATGCTTGGAGTGAGGAATTGTTTCGACCACTTGTCAAGAAGTTTACACATAAGGATAAGCCACAAATTACAATCAAGGATGTAAAGCAATTTTTCAAACTTTTCATACATTGTACAGTAGTTAATCCCGAGTTTGATTCACAAACGAAATGCATTCTTGAAAGTCCAGATGTAACAGCATCTGTGTTACCAAAACATATCAATGCTGTTATGAAATGGGGAGTTATGAGTAAGATTGAAGAGATTATTCATAACAAAGAACTACTTTCTCTTAAGAAAACAGAAGTAAAGAAAGGATTCAAAAAGGTAGAAGGTCTCGACCCTGCAAATAATGCGGGTGGAAAATATTCGTCAGAGTGTATATTAATCATCTGCGAAGGAGAATCAGCCAAATCGTACGCAATTGCTGGAATTGATGTTGGAGCATATGGGAAAAAGGGACGTGATTGGTTTGGTATTTATCCGGTGCGTGGTAAGTTGTTAAATGTAAGGAATGCATCTATGAAAGCAATTTCAGAAAACAAAGTAGTGTCGGATTTAGTGAATGCATTGGGTGTCAAGTATGATGTGGATTACACAATCGACAAGAATTTCCAAACATTAAAGTATGGAAAAGTAATGTATCTAACCGATGCAGATGTCGATGGAACACATATTGGCTCACTCGGTCTTAACAAGTTTCATTCTCTGTTTCCAAGTTTGTTGAAACGGACTGAACCTTTTACAGTAAAGATGGAAACGCCAATTGCAAAGGTATTCACTAATCCGCCACGTATTTTCTTTGATGAAAGAGAATATAATGAATTTATGTTACAAACTAACAATAAACATAGAGCACAATATTACAAAGGTCTTGGAACATCCGAAGCAAATGAAGTGCACGAAACATTTGGTCTGAAAATTACAGAGTTTCAGAGAGATGATGATACGGATGCAACAATGACAAAAGTATTTAATGAAAATGAATCGGATGCAAGAAAAACATGGATTGCAGAATATAACCCACTCGGATACAAAAAGTTTGTGAATGACTTGCCCATCAGTAAAATCGGTATTTCTGATTATCTAAATAACTATACCATTCAATTCTCCATTGCCGACAATGAACGCAGTTTACCAAATGTTATGGACGGACTGAAAGAATGTCAACGCAAGGTATTATATGCCTGCTTTAAAAAGAAACTTACGAAAACACCTATAAAAGTAGCTCAATTATCTGGCTATGTATCGGAAAAAACAAACTATCATCACGGAGAAGAAAGTCTGAATGGAACAATTACTGGTATGGCTTCTTGTTTTGTTGGAGGTAATAATTTGCCATTATTGACACGAAAAGGATTCTTTGGTTCTCGTCTCAAAGGTGGTAAGGATACGGCGAAACCGAGATACATCTTTACAATGCTTGAAAAGATTACACGTTTGATTTACAGACCTGAAGATGACAATCTATTGAAAAGAGTCATTGACGATGGTGATATTGTCGAACCGGAATTCTATGTTCCCATTATACCAATGATTCTTGTCAATCCAAGTTCAGGAATTGGAACTGGTTGGTCATCAACGATTCCTGCTTTTAACCCTACAGATTTGTGCAATTGTATCAAGATATGGTTAGAAAATGATTGTAATAGATATGATACAAACAATACAGACTTATTTCCATCTCTGGTTCCTTGGTATCGAGGATTTACGGGTAGGATAGAAAAGGATAAAGGCGATAGATTTACAACATATGGTATCATTGAAAGAAAGAATGACACGAGTGTATACGTGAAAGAACTACCTATCGGAAGATGGACTGACGATTTCAAAAACAAGATGGAAGACCATCTTGAGAAAAAGGAACTCAAAAAGATTGACAATAATTCTACTATGTGGGAAGTAAAATTTGTTCTTCATGAAAGTGAAGATGGTATGAGTTGTAATGAAAAGAATCTGAAACTATTTACATATTTGGGAACGGGTAATCTTGTCGCTTGGGATGAACATAATCATATCAAGAAATTCGATACCCCTGAGAATATTGTCGAACACTTTTGCAATGTTCGATACACCTACTACAAACTAAGAAAAATTAACCAAATTAAGGAACTAAACTATGACTTGCTATTACTCAGTAACAAACGCAGATTCATCGATGAAGTAATGAACAAGAAAATCATCGTCTTTAAGAAAAAGACCTCTATCCTTGAAACTGAACTCGAACAAGCAGGATATATGAAAGATACTAAAATCATTGAATCACCTGACTCTGATGATAATGACGACGAGGTAAAAGACGTTGATATCACAGTGAAAGGTGGTTACAACTATCTTATTCGAATTCCTGTATCGACGTTTACAGAAGAAGGACTGAAAAAGTTTGATGAGGAATATATCAAAGTTCAAGACCAAATACATGCTCTTGAGAAGATGACAGAGAAGAGTATATGGTTAACCGAGATTGAAGAGCTATTAGTAGCATACGATGAAATGCAAAAGAATCTCGCAAAAGAAAAGACAATCAAAAAGTCTGGTGAAAAATCAGAAACTTTTGGTGAAAAAATAATCTCGAAAAAGAAAAAAGTGACTAAATAAAATGGAAAACAAAGAAGATTTTTGTTTAGCATGTTTAGCTGCACCAATGGCCTTATTTGGTGCTGGTAGCGCCTTTGCTTCAAGTAGTATGAGTAGTAAAGATAAATCTAAAAAGAAAAAACAAATTCTATTCTGGATGAGTATTGGAACTATAATTGTATCTGCCATCTTATTCATCATCTGGCTAATCATCAGAAAAAACTGCACTAGCTGTAAACTCACTTAATTTTATATTTATCAGGATGATAAATATATTACTTTCCGTTTGACATTCGAATGCTAAAAAATAAACATTTTTAGCATTCAATATTTCCAAAATTATTAACATAATAAGTTATTATGTTAATCAACTATCAGGAACAGATTGAGTATCAGGAACAGATTGAGTATCAGGAACAGATTGAGTATCAGGAACGGGATGAATAGGAATATGTCTTTCTGTTTGCAACAAATCAGCTTCATCGAGTTTTACATTCTTTAGAAACGGCAAGTCTGCATCAAGTACCATATATTTGATGAAACTATCATCTGTTTCTGGTAATCCAGCTTCTCTTCTAGCGGTCATATACTTTTCATAAAAAGTATTCTTGTATACTTCATTCTGTATATCTAACTTCATAATATCCTTCTCTGTCCTTACAAGGATTTCCTCAATCTCTTTAATCTTCTTGAGATGCTCCAAATACGTCCATGACAACTGCGCCTTCTTTACCCTCAATTCGGTGTAAAGTTCAGAGGGGTCGCATTCATCCCTGTTAGTATCCTGTTTCAATTTAGCTTCTCTCTTGTTGATTTCCTCAATTTCTTTTTGTTCATTCTTCTTTTTCTGTTTAATACTTTCAGACTGAACTTCTGTTACCTTTTTCCGGATATCAACTTCATTCAAATCCTTGCAAAAATTGGATGTTTCAGTACACGGAAATGGTCTCCCAACATATGTTGTAAAAATCTGATGATACGAGTCAACATCGCGGATTAAATCCTCGGCTCTCCTATCACACTCTTCAACTGTTTGAAAACTTCCTCGAATTTTTGCCATTCCAAATACACCATCTTTATCAGGTGTTGCTCCTTTTGATGGAACGAAAGAGAAGAGTGCATATGTTTGCAACGGAACAATTGGATCCGCATAAAAATTCTCTCGTGCACGAAATTTCCTAATAAAATCCTTATTCAAATTGCTTTCCATAGCAACAACAGTTTCCTCCGTACTCAACGGTGTCCTATCTCTAACTACATGTGTAGCATTTGCATCTTTATCAGCAGGTGATGTAAGAGACGTTTGCATATTTATATTACATAAACATATTCTTTAATATATATTATCGCACAAGATATAGATATAATCACACTAGATATATTATATCTAGTGTGATATAATATAATATTTATAATTGAACAACTTTATGACACTCAACACGGAACAATGTTCTTTCATATGCCATAATAAAAAACCTATACAAACCTGACACTTCCATATAATCGTCTCCTTCCTCAACATAATACCGTGTATATCCAGCATCATCATTCTCCATAAACTCGTCACACAACTGATTCATATAATTATTACATACTTCCCTATTGCTAGTATACCCCATCGGCTGTCCATCAACACACACAACATATAACTCTTCTTTCGAAGGTTCCGTATCTACCCTTTCGGTTACTCCTTCATTCGCATAACATTGACAGCAAAATACACAATCATTTTCACATTTTTGTCTATTTTCTTTAGAAGATTCAGAATCCGAATCGGAATCCGAATCCGAATCTTGTTCTGGGACTGTAGGAGGTAGTTGAGAAATAGGATTATTTGTAATATCAGTATTGACAACAGGAGTATCAGTAGATTGAGAAATAGGATTATTTGTAATATCAGTATTGACAACAGGAGTATCAGTAGATTGAGAAATAGGATTATTTGTAGCATATGTATTTACTGCAGGAGTATCAGTAACTTCAGGATTTGTATAAGTTATTGTTGCACCGCTTTGTTCGAAAACAATAGTGTAAGATGGGTTAAAAACGACAGGCATTATTTTATAATAGAAAACAGGTTTTTAAATAATCATTTTGATATGATAACTGACGTTGTTTGAACTTAAATAATAGTTAATGAAGTGGAAAAATAAAAATGATATAAAAAAAAATGTTCTAATTATAACCAAAATGGAAACAATAATTAGAATTCTTGATAGACATCGAACTGATGGACAGTTTCATACACATGTTTCTATGGGAAATTATCGGGGAAAGTTCTCATTGTCCCGAGAGAGTGCAGAGGATTTATGGGACAAGTATTGTGATATCGTATTAAAAAATCCCAATGCTGTGTTAGGAATAGCAGAAGTTTCACAGGACCCTCAGCCTATACCTGTGTTGGTAGATATCGATCTCAAAATAAAAGAACAGGATGGTGTTGATTTAGGTGACCATTTGTATACGGAGGAACAAGTAAAGAAGGTGATTGAGGTTTATCAGTCTGTATTAAGGAATATAGTGGATGATTGTACAGATGAAAATTTGGTGTGTGTGTTATTGGAAAAACCATTATATAGGGTTGAAAAAAATAATAATACGTACGTCAAGAATGGATTTCATTTGCATTTTCCGAGTTGTTTTCTTAAACCATCCGATCAAGAGATTCATATTGTTCCGAGGGTAAAAGATATTCTAAACGAACTAAAATTATTTGAAGATATTTTTGAAAACTCTGGTGACGCAATCGACGAAAAATCCTGTCGTGTTCCTTGGCTATTGTATGGTTCAAGAAAAGAAGAACATATGGAACCTTATAGAGTAACAAAGATTTACGACTCTGAGTGTCAAGAGATATCATTACAGGAAGCATTTCAACATTATATGATTTATGACAAGGATGAGGAATTAATTGATTACATCAATGATATCGAATATTATTTACCAAGAATTTTAAGTATCAGGTTATGGAATAGAAACGAAAAAGAGATAAAATATGGTATCATATCACCCGTAAAAGAAAAACGGAAAAAGGAACAAAAAGAAAATCCAAAATTCAAAAAGTTGTCTGTTCAAAATTCGCTAAAAGTTCTTAAAAAATTATTACCAATGTTATCAGACAGTCGTGCCGATGATAGAGACTCTTGGTTAGCTGTCGGATATGCAATCAAGAATTCTACAGAAGAAGATCCTGAAGGTCTTGATTTGTTTCACGAGTTCTCAGCAAGATGTCCAGAAAAATATACTGAAACCGGAACTGAAAATGTTTGGAATTCATTGAGATCAAATAACATTTCATTGGGAACCATTCGTTACTATGCAGAACAAGATAATCTAGAAGCATACAAGAAATACAAAGATACACAATCTGACGAGATTCTAAAAGAATCCTTAGCAGGTTCACACTATGATATTGCTAAATTGTTATATGTCGAATATTGTAACGAATACATATGTGCTGATACATCCGATAAAAAGGCATGGTATCAGTACAATGGACATATTTGGAGACCTGTAAAAGATAATCCATTTCTACGAAAAAAGATATCTGAAGAACTAGTCGAAAAATTCACAATACTATCAAAAAGCTTCATTGACCAAGTCGCAAAAGCAACAGACAAGGGTGAAGAATGCATGTATCAATCTCGGTTGAAACAATCTCAGAAAATTATTGCGAATCTAAAGTCGAGTTGTTTCAAGGCGAGTGTAATGAATGAGGCGAGGGATATTTTTTATGACTATAAGTTTATGCGCAATCTGGACAAGAACCCAAAGTTAATTGCATTTACTAATGGAATATATGATACCGATAAAAAGATATTTAGAGCTGGTAGACCGGATGATTACATTTCTAAAAAGATGCCCATTCGTTATCGGGAATTCAAGGAATCGGATGAAGAAATTGCACTTGTTGAAGATTTTCTCTTGAAGATTTTTCCTGACATCACCGTACGGAAATACTTTCTCGATGTTGTATGCAATGTATTTGAAGGAGGTAACAAGTACGCAAAAGCCTATTTCTGGACTGGATGCGGAAGAAATGGAAAATCGATTATGCAAAAAATATTCGAAGGAATATTCGGTCCTGAACTCTCTATCATATTTCCTACCACATTACTTACAGGTAAAAAGGCATTGTCAGGAGCGCCAGATCCGCATCTTACACGAGCGTCGGGAGGAGTTAGATGGGCAGTATATGAAGAACCAGACAAGGATGAAGAAATTCATAACGGCCGGTTGAAATATTTTACAGGCGGAGATTCCATTGAAGTCAGAGATTTATTTCAATCAGGTAAAGACATTGAACGTTTCAAACCATTTTTTATGCTCACCGGTATCTGTAACTCTATTCCTAAAATTAGAGGTATGGATAACGCAACAAATACACGTGTCAGAGTTATTCCATACGAAACCGTATTTTGCGTCGACCCTCCCGAAACTTTTGAAGAACAATTCAGGCAAAAGAGATTTCCATTGGATCCTGATTTTGAAGTTGACACGCTTCCTAAATTATTGGAACCTTTTGCTTGGTATTTACTGAATCACAGAAAGACTTTGGTCGGTATCAAGGAACCTCCAAAAGTTCTTGAAGCAACACGTCAATATCAACGTCAGAATGATGTATATCGTCAGTATATCGAAGACAAGATTGTTGAAGTAAAGACATCTTATCTTAGTTTGACAGAAGCATACTCTGACTTTAAGATTTGGTATCGTGATTCTTTCCCTAACAGCAAAATATGCGAAAAAGAAGAATTCAAGGAATACTTACTAAAAGCTTGGGGAGACCTCGATAGAGGCCAGAAATGGAAAGGATACCGTCTTCGAACTCCGAAAGACGATGAACTTGCTAATAATTCGGAAGATGACTACAAGTCCGACTCCGACTCTGATGACGATAAGCGATAAATTGATTACCATTTCATATTTTATGACTTATAAAATATGACTGACACTATCCAACACTATACTTTACAACATTCTATTCGTTTCACAACACCCGACTGTTTTAACGCTCCTGATCGTTTTAACGCTCCTGATCGTTTTAACACTCCCGACCGTTTTAACACTCCCGACCGTTTTAACACTCCCGACCGTTTTAACACTCCTATATATAAACTTCTAAATAACTTGAATACAATCAAACGATTGACAGGTAATGAATACTATATACCTAGAAATTTATACAGGATTAATATCAATCATAGAACATTATTTGAACCCACTTCTGAATGTTAACGATATTCTTCGATTATTATTAACATTTCAATAAAAAGATATTTTTACGTTTGTAAAAATATTTATAACATTTGAATGCTAAAAATGTAAAAAAGTTAGCATTCGAATGTTTTTATGTTTGAAAAAAAGTTAACAATGATTTATCTAAATTTATTAGAGATAATACAGTCACCTTCGCATACCTTAAGAGTGTAGATATTAAGAGATGATCTATCTTGGCAGTGATTAGCACTGATGTATCTACCAACAGCATTTTGGTCTCCGTGAGCGTTATTCCAAGAGATAGAATGTGTTATTTCTTTTACGGGATATACATAGTATACACGTTCATTTGAATTAAGAAGTGTATTCACTTCTTTTACGTCAAAGTATATGAGTGCGCCTCCAACACCTGTTACTTTTATGTATGCAATATCACCGAAAAACCCTGGTTTTTTGTCACGGGTTTCTATAAATATTCCTCCCGGTTGTTCATCTCTAATAAAATCACCCGTACATTCATAGAAAATAGAACTTCCATCTGTTAGAGAAATTTTTATTTCTTCTCTCGTCTTACATATCACGTTAAAATTTTCATTTTCTGAAGGAAAAACAAGAATGAAGAAATCGGCTTCATCCGTCATTTCCTCATCAATATTCAAGTCATCTTGCATCACAAAATCATAACATGTAGACGGTAATTTTGATTCATCTACTTGAACATTCTCTAAAATAGACGTTTGATTTGTTAATCTCGGTGTTTGTTCACTACTAGGTAATACATCTTCGTTATAGTCTTGAAAGTCTTCGACTTGAGAGTCTTGTTGTGATCTCTGTATATATCTTGACATAATATATTCAACTTGTGAATTTGATATTATAGCGGATATTATTGTCGCTCTGTTAAAAATTGCATCTGTTATAATAGTATCTGTCAGGTTAGCATATGATAAATTTACCCCTGTCAAATTAGCACCTGTAAGATCAGCTCCTGTTAGATCGGCACTCGTTAAATCAGCGTCCGTCAAATCAGCACCTGTCAAATCAGCATACATTAAGTTAGCTCTTATCAATTTAGTTCTTATTAATTTAGTATTAATTAGTGTAGAAAATGATAGGTTGGAGTTTATCATATATGCAAATGATAAATCAACTTCCGTCAAATTAGTTCTTTCTAGATTACACTTAAAGAGATCATTCCCACCAGATCCACCAAATTTTACTGTCATTAAATTTGTGTTAGATAAATTAGCATGTGCAAGACTTGTTCTCGTCATATCTACATTTTCTAAAATACACCCTGTAAAAATAGTTTCATTAAACCCGGATTGGCTAAGATTACAATTTAAAAAATCACACGAATTAAATTTACTATTTATATGTTGCCCTTTCATACTACAATTGTAAAACTTTGTATTTATATTCTCGCTCATTGTCATATCCGCATCAAACGTGGAATCACGTATAGTACAATCTTTGAATTTTGCACCCTTCAAATCACCTCGGAAATGTTTATTTGTTATAATCTGTGATATATATGACTTTGTATTACCCATTTACTATATATTATTATTTACATTTGAATGCTAAAAATGTAAAAAAGTTAGCATTCGAATGTTTGTACAATTATATACTTTTTTATACTTTTCATATTTTTATAAAAGTATGAAAACATAAAACATTCGAATGCTAACTTTTTATGTTTTTTAGCATTCGAATGTTAATAAGCAAAAGTAAAAATGAAAAAGTATGAAAAAGATAGGGACAAAGAAGAAATGTCAACAGTTATACATAAGGATATAAAATCGATAGCATTTGGGATATTGTCACCAGAGGAGATAAGACAAATTTCAGTATGTGAAATAACGAGTTCCAAGATGAAAGGACCAGGGACTGTGTATGATGAGAGTATGGGAGCTATGACAGGAAAGTGTGGAGGGATGTGTGGGAAAAGACCGCAGATGTGTTCAGGGTGTTGTAAGACGTGTAGTCAGGATACAGATATGTGTCCAGGGCATTTTGGGCATATAGAGTTAGCACAGCATATAATACATCCGATGTATTATAAGATGATATTGAATTTTTTAAGATGTTTTTGTTCGAAATGTTCAAAATTGTTGATTAAGCACGAGTTGATTTATTTACATAAACTCGATAAGCTTGATGTAGAAGTTAGGTTTAACAAGATATTAGAGAGAATCGAAAAGGTAGAAATGTGTTGTTATTGTTGTAATCCGCATCCTAAGATTATGCATTCGATATCTGATAATGTGTTTATCAAAAAATACAAGGATGAATCAGAAAAAGGAAAGTCTCATTCATATGTAATGTCCGTGGATGAAATCAAGAGATTGTTTGATAACATTCCTGATGAAGATATTGCGATATTGGGCTTTGACACTAAATACACACATCCTAAAAACCTCATCTTTTCAGTATTACCTGTTGTTCCTCCTTGCACAAGACCATATATTGTAGCAGATGGAAATATATGTGATGACGACCTTACAAATCAATATATTGAAATCATAAAAGCCAACAACATCTTGAATAATCCAAAGACATCGGATAAGGAGATGACGAAAGCATTACAGACTCTTAAGTTTAGGATACAAACTTTATTCGATAACTCTAAAGGTCGAGCGAAACATACTACAAATCAACGACCAATAAAAGCAATTAAAGAGAGATTGATGGGCAAGGATGGACAGATTCGAAATAATCATATGGGTAAGAGAGTAAATTATTCGAGTAGAACGGTGATTGGAGGAGATCCGACATTGGAAATAGATGAATTGGGAGTTCCGAATGAAATATGTGATATATTATCCTATCCCGAATTTGTGACATCATTGAATATTGATAAATTGACGCAGTTAGTAAATGATGGCAAGGCAAATTCCGTTGTTAACAATAGTGGAAAAACTATAAATCTACAATATGCATTGATTAAAAAAGGGACGGAGTTAATGTATGGTGATGTGATTATACGAAATGGTCGACGGATAAAGTATGTGAATCAAGAGAATTTTGTATTGTATCCCCGAGATATTCTCGAAAGAAATGGAGAGATAATAGAAATCAAACTACAAGAAAAGAAGCATTATACGTTACAAGTAGGAAATATAGTGAATAGACAATTACAGAATGGAGATTTTGTATTATTCAATCGACAGCCGACGTTACATAAAGGATCAATGTTAGGATTTAGAGTAAAAAGATTACCAGGAAAAACATTTCGTATAAATTTAGCAGTTACTCCATCATTTAATGCAGATTTCGATGGTGACGAGATGAACTTGCATGCACCACGTTCTTGCGAAGCTGTTGCAGAACTTGCGGAGTTGAGTTCAGTGAAAAAGAATATGATATCTCCACAGGGAGGACAGTGCAGTGTTGCGATTGTTCAGGATTCGATGGCAGGAGCATTTTTGATGACGAGGAGAAAGGAGCATTTGACTAAAGGACAGTTTTTCCAATTGTTTAATTTTATGAGTATGGATAAGATTAATAAGAAGATACAACATATAAGAAAAGTATTGAAAAATGACCTAAATCTCAAGAGTTTCGCGTTTACCGGAAAAGGGGCATTTTCAATGTTATTACCTGACGATTTCCATTACGAAAACAAAAATGACGCTGATACAAAAGAACCAACTGTTAAAATCTACAAGGGTGTGTTATATGAGGGATCAATCAACAAGAAAAATCTAGGGAAGGGGCATCAATCATTGATATTGTTGATACATAAAGAATATGGAAATGAGATGGCATCGAAATTTGTGGACCAAGTGCAATTTCTGACGAATAACTATCTACTGATAGAAGGATTTAGTATTGGAATAACAGATTGTATTGCAACAAAAAAGGATGAGATTGAAAATGTGTTATTGAAATGTTATATGGAAGCAGATGAAATAGACAAGACTATTTCTCATCCAGGAATTAAAGAAATGCGATTAACGGCTGCATTAAATAAAGCGAGAGATGTTGGATTACGTATAGCCAATAAAAGTCTCGATGATAACAATACTTTTAAAATCACAACAACCGCTGGTAGTAAAGGTGAAGTGTTTAATATAGCACAAATTGCTGGGTTGTTAGGGCAACAAAATCTAAAAGGTAAGAGAATTCCAATGACGTTGAATAATGGAAAAAGGACACTTTCGGCCTATCCATTTGAGATAACATCAAATGAACAAAAATACGAGTCAAGAGGATTTATAAAAAATTCTTTTGCAACAGGATTAAACCCTAGAGAATTCTATTTCCACGCAATGACTGGCAGAGAAGGTATTACCGATACTGCTCTTGGAACTGCTAAATCTGGATATATTCAAAGAAGAATAGTAAAATTGTTAGAAGATATTCAGATACGATACGACGGTTCTGCAAGGAATGCTGTAGGTTCTATTTACCAATTGACATATGGCGAAAACGGATTCGACCCAAGTAAAACTGTTGTCGTAAATAATCAGCATAAATTCTGCGATGTCAGTAGGCTTACTAACAAACTGAATATTTCTTATGAGAGTAAAATATCTGTTAATTAAGTAGGCTTACCAACAAGCTAAATATTTCTTATGAGAGTAAATTGCCTGTTAATATCGTCAACATTAATTAATATCGTCAACATTGTAAAAATTAAAGTATTTATTTTTACTTTTGCTTTTCTTGTTATATAATAAAATGGCATATTTTATTGTAAAAGGAAAATCCCGAAAAGCATATAAAGGTAAAAAGAGCGCTACAGGTGTTCGTAAATATTATTATATAAATTCGGCTGGTAAACGGATATATTCAAATCTACCACTCAAGAAAGGTCGCAGTAAATCATCAAAGAAATCCCGCTGTCATCATGGTCGTAAAATATCCGGTCGTAAAGGTTGCAAGAAGCGTCCTGGACCTAAAAGATCTCGTAAAACATCGAAGAAGTCTCGTAAAACATCGAAGAAGAAATCAAGATCTCCAAAGAAACCAAAATCTCTAAAGAAGAAGAAGTCTCTAAAGAAGAAATCAAGATCTCCAAAGAAGAAGAAATCAAGATCTCCAAAGAAGAAATCAAGATCTCCAAAGAAGAAGAAGTCTCAAAAGAAAAAGAAGTCTCCAAAGAAATCAAGATCTCCAAAGAAGAAGAAGTCTCCAAAGAAATCAAGATCTCCAAAGAAG